ATCGGTAGTGACTTGCGGCTGTACCTCTACGTCAGCCGCATAGCGCGCCACCGCGGCCCAGGTGCCGCTCCACTCGTCGCGCCCGAGCGTGAACGTGCCACGCTGAAAGATGAGCGTATACGTCAGGCGGTTGAGCCGGTAGTGAGCCTGATAAGTATCAGCGATCAGGGTGATCTCCATGCGCCGCCCGGGGCGCGATTGCATACCCAGCACCTCCTGGCTCAGTAGATCGCCACGGCTCAGCGCGTCGGTCAGGTAGCTGGCGCCGGTATCGTAGCGCCGCCAGGCGGTAGCTAGTTGCCACAAGCTGCTGTCGTCCTGGTACTCCAGTGAGCCGAAAGCATTACCCGTGGGGCCGTCTCCGATCAGGGTTTCGCGCTCGATGGTGGCGCTATTATCCGTACCGTTGCTATTGTTCGCCTCGTAGACCGTGTATTTATACTGTCCTTCCAGGGAGCCATCAATAAGTGCCTCCAGGTAGTTGTCGCTAAACGTGAAAAACAGGTCATAATCCAGGGGGCTTACCACCTGGCCGGCCGAGCTATACACACTTTCGGCGAAGATCTGCACCGTCACATCGCCCGAGATGGGCATGGAGGGCGAGATAAAGCCCACCGCCTGGCTAATTACGATATCCAGCCCCGCGCTGTAGCCCGTGCTTACGATTTCGTAGTACTTGGTATCCTGGTACCATTGTGCCTCGCCGTAGCTCACGATACCCGTATCGGTAAAACTAGCGGGGCGGTCCAGGTAGTAGTCGGCGCCGTCAGGATTGTCAATTTTTACGCTAATGCGAAACAAGACCCGGCTGCTCTGCTGAAATACCCCCGTATCGTTGTACTCGATGCGCGCCTGTAGTGCGCCGGTAAAACTCAGACGCGTGGCGCCGCTATTGTGGTCTACATCTTCTACCGTGATCGCCGCGATATTGGTCTCTTTCCAGATCGCGCCAGGGATCAGGTTCTGCGTACTGTAGTGCTTATAGGTGTACTCTACTGATTTTAGGGGCGGGTACAAGGTCTGGCGGCCGCCGCTGCGCGCTACGGTATCTACACTGCCCGCGGTATAGCTGGTGACCGGGCCGGCCGTTTCGGTCCAGGCGCTCCAGTTGCTGCTCGAAAAATTAGCCAGCGGCGCAAAATCTTTATCGTATTGCTGAAAGTAGATAGTACTGCCCGCTCGCGAGTAGTCGAATATCTCAGCAAAAATATACTTGCCATCCGAATACATGAACCGAGCACCACAGATGCGGCATAGCTCCTCCAGCACTTCGCGGCACGATGAAAAATCCAGGTTGCCACGTCGGTCTACGCTACGTAGTGCACGGTGGCTAAAACGAGTTTTTTCGAGCGCGTTGGTGGTTTCGTTCGGCGTCTGGTTTTCTTCCCAGATGGTGGAGTGAACTAATAGGAACGGATTGCCCGCGCTGTAGCTATCCGCCAGGCCGATCTGGCTCACTACGTTTTGCAGGTGCTGCTGTAAAGTGGCTTTGCCGGTATAGGCCGCGCCGCCGTTGCTGTAGTCGATGCCTTTGAGCCGCCCGATACCATCTGAGGCCGTAAGAGTGAAGTCGTATGGGAATGGCGCATCCTCGATCGTCACCAGGTCCAGCAGCACGAAGCCCACCCACCACAGCGCATCATCACGCATCACCCGGATGCGGTACTCTGTCTCTTGCGCTACCGTAAGAGCGGACAGCAGACTCTCTTGCGTAGATCCAGGCACCGAAATGGTCACCGACAAAGTACTGCCGATCACGGGGCTATCCAGCTCATCATCCTGCGGCGTGTATTTGAGCTGCATATCGCGCACGGTCATCTCCTCGGTAGTCGCGGAGATATCGCGCTCCAGGTAGACATCGTATTTGACGCCCGCTATACTGTAGCTCGTGCCTTGTAGGATGATCGCCATTACCCCCGGATGCGTTGTGCCCGTCCTTGCGCCCGGCTGATGAGTAATAGCAGGTCATCACCCGAGATGCGCGCCTCAGCCAGATAGCCGCTGCCGCCGCCTGAGTTGCCGAGCACCTGATCGATCTTGTCCAGCGGTATCACCGCCTCACGCCCTGCCTCGCCAATGAGGGCCAGGGTGGGGCCAGTGGTGATACCACCGTCTGCTAGGGCAGGAATACCTACCTTTTGTAGTAGGGCATTGAATAGCGCCGATGCACCCGCACCAGCAGCGCCGGCTGCAATGATATTGATCGGAAACGGCGCGCTGGCTAATGCTTTAGCAGCGGCGGCGGCCACGCCTTCCTTAATAAAGGCGGATATGGTTTTTGCGGTGGTTTGCAGTACCGCCTGGCCGAAAGCCTTAGTAGCGCTGGCGCCGTCTGCCATTGCGCGGCCCACCTCGTCGAATGCGCTGCTGGCAATAGTGCCGAGGTCAAAAATGGTTTCTGATAAGCCTTTAATGAACTCCTGGAAAGCAGACAGCCCGCCCTCGCCGTTTTGGAGTTCGTCTAGTTTTTCTTTTAGTGTCTCGATCTCAGAGCTGGTAGCCGATAGCCCGTCCTCAATTAGCTCATTAATTGCGCCCTTTACTGCGGTGATCTTCTCGGCCGTAGCATCGAAGCTATCTCCGAAAACCGCATTTTTTTCCTCGATAAAACCAAACTGCTCGGCTAGGCGGTCAAATACATTGTTGAGGTTGCCGGTATTAATCTCCAGCGTATCGGTGGCGGTGCCGATCAGTGCAAAGCTGCGCACCGTGGCTAGGGCGCTTTGGTTGGCGAGGCGGTTGTAATTAGTCAGGCTACTGTTGAGGAGTTCTACCGCCCCGGCGCGGCGCGCTACGCCACCATCCGCACTAGTTGTCGTTGTTGCGGCCGCAGCGGCGCCCAGATTAGCGCCCAGGTCTGGCAGCGCGGGCGCCACCGCCGCCTCGATAGCGCGGCCGGCGTTTATTTCAGATATAGTATTTAGAAACTTGTCTTTTATAGCGGTCGCAAACCCGCCGCCCAGCTGATCTCCGAGCCGTTTAGCTGCCGCCAGAGCTTCACCGGGGTTAGTAAAGACATTGACGAAGAAAGAGCCGATATTATTACCGATCAGGAACAGCTGCCGGCCAAACTCGATGATCGCGCTCAGCACGCCCGCCACGATGGTTACTAGGTCGGAAAAGAAGCCGCCCACGCTTTGCACCTTAATGCCGATAAAAGAGAACGCCCTGACGAGGAGCTGGCCGACCGCCTTGGCTACCGCCACTACCGGATTGATAAGTAGCTGTATCTGGTTTCTGAAAGTTTCGCTGTAGCGATAGCCGCGCACAATAGCCGCGCCCAGGGTAGTGATCACGGCTACCGCCAGCCCGATCGGCCCGGTAATGGCGGCAAATACAGCGCGCAAACCGCTCAGCCCCTTGGCAAGCAATACCGCGCGGCCCCAACTACTAAACAGCGCCTTGGTGATGGTAGCTAGCGACCCACCTAGCCCAGTGATCAGGCCGCCGATCGAACCCACCGGGCCCAATAATAGCGCAAACCCCGAGCGCAGGAGTGGCAGCGATCGCGCTACCGCCCCCAGGCCCAAGGAAAGGGGGCCAACCGCAGCGGCCAGCCCCAAAGAAAACACGATTGCTTTTTGCGTGGCCGGGTTGAGATTTTGAAAACCCGTTACAGCGCGACTAATGACGCTATTTAATTTACCCAGGTTCTGCTCTAGGTTGAGCGTGCCCGCAATAGTTTTGCCCAGCTCGCCCGCCGCGATCTGTAGCTCGATGCCAAATGTTTCGATGGCTTTAGACAGGCCGCCCTGCACGCCCTGAAATCTTTCGTTTTGCTCGATGGCGCTAGTGAGTCGGCTGATAAACTCGTCAGCACTTACGCCGGCATCCCGCAAGCCCTCGGCGGTAACGGTGCCAAATTCGTTTTTGATGACGCCGGCCAGCGCCGGGATGCGCTCCAGGATGATACGTAGCTCTTGCTGGAGAATCTTACCTTTTGCGGCGGCCTGGGATAGCTGCCGCGCCACTTCGCCCACATCATCAGCTGAAGACCCCGACAGCGTGGCCGCGATCGCCAGCTGCCGCAGCGTATTTTCCGTGCGCTCAGCGGCCAGGCCCACCGCTTGCAGCTGTAGGGACGCCGTAGCGGCCGTATTCAGGTCCAAGGTGGTGCGCGTATCTTTTACGACGCCCAGGAGGCTATTAAATTGGCGTTCTCCCTCTTTTGCGCTGCCGGCAATGGCGCTTAAACCCTTGATGAGCTTGTCAAACCGAGCAAACGTACTAATGGATGCCACCCCCACGGCCGCGATCGGCAGCGTGAGGCGCGTGGTAAGCTCGCGGCCTACCTTTTCGGCGCGGAAAGAAAACCGCTTTAACCGATTCTCTACCTGCTTTAGCGACTGCGAAAGCTGGCTGAGGTCGGCGCCGATCCTTAGTACGAGGTCAGAGGCCATGCTTTTCTTTTTCGTTTTCTCGGTCCCACCGTTTCAAGATCTCCAGATCCTGATCGGTCAGTTTTCTAGGGGCTTTGCCGCCCGGCCCTTTGCTCTCCCAGGTCAGTGGAAAGAGGTCGGCCGGGCTGCGCAAAGCGCCTTTTTTTGCGTTCGGTAGCACGGTGAAAAAGGCTACCATTCTGGCCCTTTCCCAAGCTGCCCGCTCGCGGGCCTCGTCGTAGGCGAGGCGGGCGCGGTAGGCCGCAATCACTTCGCCAGGGGTCAGGGCTGTAAGGTCGGCCGGGTTGATGCCGAGCACGCCGATAGCAATGGCGCTCAGCTTCCCGGCACTCAGTTTCCCTCCGTGGCTGGTTGTTCGGCTTCGGCACCGCCGCTGATGTCCTTGCCGAATATCTCAATGACTTCGTTCATCAGCACAAAGCGCTGATTAAGCTCCCCCTCAATGGCTTCGGCGGTGGGGGCCTGGCGGCTATCCTTGCTATGTGCCAGACCCCGCACGATACCGATGCGAGCTATATCGGGGATGTGATCGAGCTCGATGAGTTCATCGATCTGCCCCATGTGCTTGATAGCGCCGCCGCCAATGAGCTTATTCACTTGCTTTAGCGCCGTGAAGTCGTAGCGAATCGGGTAGTCAAAGCCACCCACTTGTATCGTGTTTTCCATATCTGGTTTTTATTTGCGCTAGGCTATCGTAGCCTTAGTTATCGCGCCGGTGATCGTGATCGTGCCCGAGTAAGTGGCGTTTTCTTCGACAGGAAACCCGGCTTCGAAAGAAGTGAGCAAACCCGAGCCGCTGTACTTTTCATCACCCGTTACGCCGGTAGTTAGTTCCCAGGCAACCGCCGCGCCGGTATCGAACAGCGCAAACACAGCCCCGGAATCTACTCGGGCGTCGGCATCGATCGTATCGTCTTGCGAGTACAGCCCCTCGAAAGATATCGTACCGGATTTCGTGCCCGCAGCCGATGAGGCCCAGGCGCCGGTATCATCTTTCGAAAGCGTTTCGCGAGTTTCCATGCTCAGCGACATGGTGCAGTTAGTAGGGCGGATCACCTCGTCACCGTCCAGGGTTACACGCATCAGCGTGCCGTTGATTACTCCAGTAGTTGGCATAGTTTTTTATATTAGGCGCGCCCGAAAATCGAGCAGCTTGTGATACATATTTTTCTCATCATCCCAGGTCGCGTCGGCCTGGTCTTCGAACCGGAAGCGCAGCGTAGTATCTTCTACCGTCACCGTCTGCCACTTCAGGGTATTTTTCACCACCAGTGCAATGAGCTGGCATAAGTTGTGATTCGCGGCGTAGCAGCTTACCGTGAATACATAGCCGTTATTTACCGGCCCGTCCTTGGTGTACTCCTCGTCCTCGCTCAACTGACTATACACCACCGCTGGATATTGCACCTCGTCGGGCAGATTAATCGGGTAGATCCGCTCGCCCACATACGCCTCCAGGGAGCCGTTTTCGTTGAGTAGTTTATAAATCGCTGCTGCTGGGTTCATTACTTGGTCTTTACGCCGCGCGCCGTAGCGCGTTTTTTGATAGCTGCTAAACTCTCGCGTTTCACGATCTGAATCACTTGCGACTCAGACGATTTTGCCGCAGGGTCGATAATGCGCCGCTTAAACTCGCGCGCGCTACCGTAAATCATGGCCGCATAGTAGGCGTCCACCGGCTGCCCGACCCCGCCGTATTCTGGCGCGGTCTTGCGGGCAAATTGCGGGCCTACGTAAGCATCCAGGCTCCTGCTGAGCGGCAGCACCTTCATGCTGCGCCGTAGGTTGCCCGGGTTGTATTTTATCCGCTGCGCCCCTTTGGGGTAGCGGTAGTGCGGTCGCGCTGATTTGGGCGCAACAGCCTGCATGGCTTTTACCACCGGCCGGGCTGCTTTGCGCACGATCTTGCGCCGATCCTTGCCCGAATAGTCCGCGATCGATTGCTCTACCTTGCGCAGCCATTCGTCTATTTGCCGGTTTACGGTTCTGGACATAATTGCACGTTATGCGTCAGGAACAATCCACGGGTCGCCATCTGGCGTGAGCCAGGGGTCGCCATTAGGGTCTATCCAGGAGCCATTTACGATAGCGGCAGAAAACGTATTATACTCGCCTTGTTGCCGCGCATCGATGACCAGGTAAGCCCGGCTTTCGCTTGGCAATAGACTTTCGATCTCGTAGTACTTGCCCTTAAAAGCAATACGCTGCGTGGTCGATAAGCCCGTGCGGTAGCGGATCGTAAACTGCACGTTAGTGCGATTCGTTAGCTGGTCGCTACTCGTGCGCTCGTCGCTGCCTGTTTCCAGGAACTCAGAACAACACCAGATCCAATCGCTCAGCGCCCAAATTCTTATTTGACTGCCATCGGTGGCGTCTCGACTGGCTACCTTTGTAGCTAGTTTAAGCTGGTGACGAAGTTGGCCTATGTTATCCGGCATTATCCCGTCGTGTTGTATTCGCCCTGCTGCCTGGCCTCGATAATGAGATAGCAAAAAGGCTTATCCGGTAGCACGCTTTCGATCTCGTAGTACTTGCCCTCAAAATCTATGCGTTGCGTGGTCGATACGTTGTCGCGGTAGCGGATCGTAAACCGTACCGCGGTGCGGTTAGTTAATTGGTCGCTGCTCTCGCGCTCATCGCTCCCGGCTTCTAAAAACTCAGCCCGACACCAGATCCAATCGCTCAGCGTCCAGGTATTCTCTGGGGTGCCGTCCGTGGCGTTACGAGCCGTCACTTTCGTGGCTAGCTTCAGCCGGTGGCGTAGTTGTCCGATCGTGTCCGCCATGGCTAAAAAGTTACCACTCGTATTAGGTCGAGTAGTCGTTTCGAGGCGGTGGTCAGCATCCTGGCCTGATCGGCACGATTTTCGTACCAGTCGCCAATCTGCAGCAATATCGCCTGTTTGATCACCTTCGGCACGTCGGCCACGTCGGGATGGCCGCCCGTGTAAGTGAGCTTGGTGCCACCCGGCTCGTCTTCGGTATCGGTAGGCCACTGCAGGACTGGCGATACCCGACAGGGGGTGGACTCAATGCTCACGCGATAGTCGCCGGCTGATAGTGTAGCGGGGCTCACCCCGCCATTTTCGTAGGTAATGCTTTCCAGTGCAATGACTGGTCCCATTACCTGGATCTCTGCAAAGACGTTGCGCACGGTTTCGCCGGGGAAAGAGTCTAGTACGGTTTCCCGGCGCTGGTGCACGACCATCGTTTGCGTGTAGTTCTCGCAATGTTCCCGCGCCACGGTGATCAGGGTCGTGATCAGCGCATCGTCGGCGTCCGTGTCCACCTTAAGGTGGTTTTTGGCCTCCGTCAGCGTCACTGGTTCATCACCCAATATGGCCGTGGTGCGGGTTGTCATTGCTAGCGTTTTTCGGCTTTTCCGGCTTTGCGGCTAATTGCTTTTTTAGCGCGCTTAGCAGGTGCAGCCGCGTCCGTTTCCGTCTCGGGCGCGGCTTTGCCCTTTTGATTTGTTTCCAAAAACTCACAGATGCCGTGCTCTTGGTACCTGGCAGCGGTAGCCTCGTCCAGCTCCACGACCTGTCCGGCCCGGAGCTGAGGCGTACCCGCCAAGCCTTTGAGGATCTTAACTAGCGGCATTGGTCAGCTTTTTGATAGCACCGGCGTCCATCAGTAGGCCATCAGCGCGCAAGTATGCGGCGTAGCCTACCTGCAGGAAGTCCATGTACTTCTCGTCAAACCGCACCATAGTCATATCGCGCACGATACGGATGTAGTAGTACGAGAAATCACCGAACGCGATCGGGGTATTACTAGCGCCAAGCGCTGGCATATCCTGATTGATCGTATAAGGCCGTCCCTCGATGGTGTCGGGCGCGCCGTCCCGCATACTCGGCACCCACAGTGGGCGATCGTCGCCGCTACCGTTCGATAGCTTTTTGATAGCCGACAGGGTGGCGTCGTTAAACATCCACCGCGAGTTATTCCGGTAGGCGGGATCCACACTGTGCATGAGGTCGAGCAGTTCGTCGCGCGTGATCGCGGCGACCGCAGCGGCCGTTTTACCACTAGCCGCGGAAGTGAGCACGCCCGTGGGCTTGCTGGATCCGTCGCCGGTGGTCATGTGTAGGTTGGTGATCGTACCGAGACGTCGGCCAAAAGTCGGCGTGAGCTCGTTCTCCAACCGAATCGCCTCGTCTTGCAGCAGCTGTACGCTCAGCTTCACGATGCCGCCCGTATAGGTGTAGGCACCGAGGGTCTTGACGCCCAGAGTGAGGTCATTGACAGCGATCTGCGTGTTTTCGGTGATGAGGCTGCCCGTTACGCTGGTATCGTCGAGCGTAGGATAAGGCAGGTCATTGCCCGATGCCGTGCGGATGATCCGCCCGACGTCGAGCATACCGCCCCACTGCTTCATACTCGTGATCAGCTCGTTTCCGAAACCCTCGGGAACCAGATAGCCGCCTACCGCACCAGAGGTAGTGCCCTGGGGGTTGGTGCCCCGCTGCTCGGCCATGATCTTGCGTTCCTCGATCGAGAGAGCGCCGAGGCCGTGGCGCATCGCGCGGTGAAACACCTCCTTATAGGGTGCCAGAGTAGGCGTTTCGGCGCGCTGCTCGGTATTGGTTTCGATCTCGGCCAGGTTGCGGCGTAGGGTATCTTCTCGCTGGATGTTGTTGCGGATCTCGACCAGATCGGCCTCGATCTTGTCCCACTGCTGCTCTTCGTCGGCGGACATGGCGCGGTTTTCGCTTTGTACCCGCTTGTGCAGGTCTCGCTGGTGCTCGATGAGTGCAAGCCGCGACTCTCTTAGCTGTTTTACAGTCATTGCTATTGGATTTACAAGCCGTTCGCGGCTTCGTTTTCGTTAATTTTGATTTGCCGCGCCATACCAGCGTGGTAGGGGGCTAAATTTGGTTTTTCGTTTTCCTGGCGGTAGCCGTCGAGGCTGCGCTGTGCCACCCTTACATCGGCAGCCTCATAGGCCGGGTAGGTCACCGGGCTCACATCGTAGAGGCGATCTACTTTGAGGATGTGGCGCAGGTAGGTGCCATCTTCTAGTTCCTCCCAATCTTGCTCGCGCACCGTGAAAGCGAAAGAGCTTTGAGTGATATCGCCGCGGTCCATGCTTACGATCAGATCGCGTGCGTAACTGGTATCGGGTGCATCGAACTCGTAAGTGAGTCCGACTTGATCAGTACCCACTTTCAGGGTGCCCGAAGTGGTGCGCGCCAGGATGCGGTTAGGATCGTGATTGATCAGCGCGCGGATATCGGAGCTGCCGATAGCACTATCAAAAGCACCAGCGTGTATAACTTCTCGAAAACCGCCCAGGTCTTCGCTGAGGCTCTCGTATACCGCGCCATGCCCGCGCACCGTGCGGGCCCCGTCTTCGCGCTTTTCAGTGCGGATCTCAAAATCGAACGAGCGCCGCTCCAGGCCATTATTGCTATTATTACTCTTCCTCATCGTTTTCTATTTGGGCCAGCGGGGCCATATTGGTCGGAAATAGATGCACGTTACCATCGGTGCTACTGGCGGCGTTGAAACCTTCCAAGCGGCGGGCTTCGTTGAGTGAAACCAAGCCCCATTTCATATACACATCCAGCAGCTTGGCGCGGCTTTCGCTGTCGCCCCGCAGCAGGCTGTCGAGGTTAAAGCGGAAGTAAGTACCGCCTTGTACGCGAGTGCTAAATAGCTTGGTGTTAATCTCGTCCTCCCACCGCTTTAACCAGGGCCGCAAAGTGTGCATAGCAAACTCGCGGCTTTGGTGCTCGATATTCGAAAAAGTAGCGCGCTCCAGGCTCGCCAGCATATGCAGCGGCACGCGAAATATGCGCGCAACATCTTCGATGGTTAGGCGGGTTGTTTCCAGGTATTTAGCATCGGCGGGGCTGAGGGAAAGCGGCACATACTTTAACCCCTCCTCTAGTACGGGAGTAGATCCGCTATTTTCTACGCCCGAGTAACGCTGCTGCCAGCTTTTCGCCATGCGCTGCGCGGCCTCGGGGGTGAGTTTTTGATCAGTAGAAAGGAAGCCAGAAATATGCGCACCGTTTTTAAAAAAGCGGCCGCCGTACTGCTGGGCAGCGATGCCGAGGCCCAGGCTTTCGCGGTGTACCTCGATGGGGTTTTTACCCCAGCCAGTGCAGGGATCCATTACCATTGCACGAATGTGCAGCACATCGTCGTAGTCTACGACAAACGTCTCGATAGTGATCGGGTCGTAAATGCGGTAGTAAATCTTTTCCTTGTTAAAAAGGATCTCTACCTGGTCTACCGGAAAGCAGCGCAAGCCCGTAGCCCGGCCAGCGCCATCGCGCATAATGACGCTAACGCCATTACCGCGCAAAGCGGCATAGGTCTGCATCATTTCAAACCATGTATAACCAGAGTAAAGGGGGTGTGGGTTGCGCAGGAGTCGCGCCACGGGGTGGTTGGGCTGGCGCACCCGGTTGCCATCGGCGTCTTCGGTAAACACATCCCAGGAGAGCGAGGCAATCGATTCAGAAAGGATCCGCACCGCGCTCCATACTGAAGAAAGACCCAAGCTGGTCTCGTCGGTAACTGATACGCCACTGCTGGCCGGTGGCCGAAACAGATTGAGAAACCAAGCGTCTGAACTCGCCACGCTGGTGCTACTCGATGAACTCCAGCCGCGCTGTTCAGACAGCGCAGGTATAAACCATTTGCTAATTTTTTGGCGAAATGTTAGCGACATGGTGGCAATAATAGGCCGCTTATAACATTCTGTTGGTAACAAGTTGTTACCAAAACAAAATATCAGGCCCGTCGCCCTTTCCGGAATGGTGTGCTTTGCCGCGCTTAAATGAGGGGTAGGAATCGTAGCGGCTAGGTAGGCCAAAGTTTTGCAACTGCTGCTCGGCGAGCAGGTAAGCCTCGATATGGGTGTGGCCATCCCGGACGAGCCGCCCGACCTCGGCAAAATATCCCTCGATGTATAGCATGGCGATCACCCGCCTGGGGATTGATACCATATCCTCGCCCTCCATATCAGAACATTAAAAAACCACGATCCTCATAGACTGATTTTTCTGTGCGGTAGTGCAGGTAGCGCGAGGCAGCCATGAGCAGCATCACGATACCATCTATTTTTTCCTTACTGCTTTCCTTGCTTGGCCGGCGCAGCCCGGTGGTATTGGTGAGCATAGAGACGTTGCCAGCCATCCAACGTAGCACCGGGTCTTCGTCGTAAATCAGCCGCTCATCTTCGACCAGCTTCTCGATAAAGCCAATGGGCTCGTTCATATAGGTATAAGTCATCCTAAATTCAGATAGCGATATTCCCTCGTCGGATAGCTGGCCCGCTAAGTGGGCGGCCTGATAGGGGTCGTAGGCGGCATCTATTACCTGAAAGTTGCCGTTATCGGCTAGGATATCGCGGCGCACTCGTTCGAAGTCGGCCAGGTTGCCGGGAGTAAGATTAAGCCAGCCGTCGCCCGCCCAATCCAGGTAAGGCACTCGATCTTGTCGGGCGCGGGTGCGGGCACCGTCCTCGGGGCAGTAGTACCTGGCTTTAAATACGAATTTTCCGGCCGGGTGCTCAGGAGGGAACAGGATGCCATACCCAGCAACATCTCGCGTGACGGCCATGTCAATACCCAGAAAGCACTCGCGGCCGGCCATTTGCGCAAGGTCAATTTTGCCGCGGTTCTTTTTCCATTGGCGGTCGGGGATCCAGGTGCGGTCTGTGGCCGTCCACTGGTTCATGTTTTTTGTTCGGAAAGAGATTTCTCGGGTAGCGCCCTCGGTCAGGGCTTTGCTGTATTCCTGCTGGAGGCCATCGAGGGTAGGCGCGCGGCCCATACCTGGGTTAGCCTTGGCCCATACTTTCTCATCTTGCCACTCGTCCTCGGGATCGAGCGCAAATACAAGCGGGAATACGCTATCATTTTCAGCCTGTTCCTTTAGGATAGCCTCATAGTTCTGCTCTAGCTGGTGAAGTACGCCGCCCTGGTTGAAGCCCCGGGTAGTGATGATACACAGCAGGGGCTGCTCGCGTGCTACCATGCCCGACTCCATGTTATCGGGGATAGAGCTATCCCGCGCCTCGTGGTACTCATCAATAAGCGCAAAGTGGGGGTTCACCCCGTCAAGGGTTTTTGCATCAGCAGCCAAGGGTCTAAAAAAGCTATCACTGCCCAGATCTA